CAGGAACAGGTCGCGTGTCTGGCGCACGGTGCCAATCTCGAATGACAGGCGCACAAATGAGCACACGCCGAGATATTTTGTCCGCAGATGCCCGGCAAGCCGCTGGTCTGAATCGGTGCAGCGTGAACAGGCCGGAGGTTTTCATAGGTCAATCTCCACGGTGAAGCGGCTCGTGCGGGTTGGTCGTCCACGCGGCGAGCGCGGGCGATTCGAGGCAGTTTTGCAACATGAATTTCGCGGCGCGATTGAGCGGCATGAGCGGAGGGATTGTCTGTAACTCCGAAGGGATTCGGATTGTAAGGCCGTCGCTGACAATCTCGACGGTGACGCGGATTTGATGTTCGCCGCGTTTCATGCTTGTTTTGAATTTCCAACCTCGGCGCCGTTTTCAGCAAAACCAGCCACGTCAACCCATGTGTCGCGCGTGAACACGCCGGATGCGGTGCGGCTGATTTTTTGCAGAATATTCATGGCGCAGACCTGTTCAGGTGACAGCGGCTTGTCGAGCTTCAAATAATCGGCCCACAGCCTGCCGGTGAGCGTGTGGTTTTCGAGCGGCGTCCCGTAGTGGTTGCGCCGCGCCCCTTTCGTGATTTCCTTGGCCTCGTCGAGAATGCTTTTGTGTTCGGGAGTCATTGATTGAAATTTTACCGGCGCGGCGAAATCCGAAAACTGCGAGCAAACAATCCAGCATGGCAAGATTGGTGCCGACGTATTTCATCAGTCGAATCGGTTTTGGTTTTTGTGCGGATGCCCCTTGCGGCGGTGCGCTGCATAGGCCGAGTCACCAAACCATTCGACGGCCTTGAACATGATCCACCGCTGCCATGCGGGCACGTCCTTCATTTCGGCGAGCAGTTCGAAGAATACCGCGTCGGCGATGCGCTTGGGCGTGCCTTGGAAATACAGGAAATCATGCGCCACACTCGGCAGCGAACGAATCGCGCGCTCGCATAGGAACGGCTGGAGAAATCGCGGCACGCTGGCGAAGTCGGTATGGAAGCCTTCGGGGATTTCAAACAACTGCCCGGCGACATTCACCGGCACGGCCTCGGCGACGCGCCAGAGAATCGTGCCTGTGCGCGTGCGCTTGTCTGTGAGCTCAAGTTTCATTGCATAAATTTAATACAGAAAAAAATTATTGCAATTTTTTATTCATTGGTTAAATTTCCAGAATGTTATTGAAATTGAACGACCCAAGCTGAGCGATGACGCCGACCAAGACATCCGAATTGCAAGTGAGGCGCAATCCCGCCGTTCGCAGCAGCGTATGGTTGGACGAAAAATTATGAAAATCGAAATAGATATTCCTGAAAGCGTCATCACAGACGCCGCAATTCGCGCATGGAAATCATCCTTCCGAGCACCTGAATACTCGCACCGAGAAGGCGGTGAATGATACGAAGCCGTCCGCGCCGAAGTGCAAAAGCATCTGCTGACACTGGCGACATCGGAAGAAATCAGAGCCGCCGTGAAATCGGCTGCGGCACAACTCGCACCACATATCGTCCGCGAAGCCGTCACGGAAGAACTTAAAAAGCAGGTCAAGCGAATCGTGAAGGAAGAAAAAGACGGCAACACACTGTTTTCGTCCAACGACTGAGCTATGCCACGCCGGAGACCAGACTCCCGAATTTCCTGCCAACGCCCCCCGGCGTTGGCATCAGCGATTTGTTACACCGCACGGCGTGGGAAGCAAGACACGCTACCGAACCGCGACGGGGAATCAGTCGCACGGCGAGTAAAGAACACTCGAAAGCCGAAAACCGATTGCAGCCGCTGGCCGCATGAACGCGATAGACGGCACGCCAGGCGTAGCGACCTGGTGCGGTGTAACGCAGAAGTCAGCGAGGGCGGGACTCGCGACTCACGAATTGAAACCGCAGCGCAATCCCGCCCTTCGCTGCACTGACGGGTTAGCCATTATGTGGATACTCAGACCATTGGAAATCAAACAGGGCGACCAGCACACCGGGCGCTGGCGCATGACCGCAACCAGCGACGAAGACGGCGGCGGGCCATACGGCGACCCATCGCACGACCACGCCACACCTGATGAAGCTCAAGCGTGCGAGCAGTGCGACGAATACTGCTCGAAAATCACCGGCTTCATGTCGCGGAAACGCCTCTCCGAAATCAAAGAGGAGGGAGACCGCAAGGAATACGAGCGGCTCAAGGCGAAGTATGGCTAACGCTGCGGATCAGCGACCGGGCCACACGGGAGGCTTGGATTGCAAGTGAGGCGCGATGGCCCGGTTCGCTGCATCCGCTTGTTAGGGCGCATTTGCAACGATTTACAAAGGCCGAAAAATAAATGCAGAAATCTTCACTTTGCCGTTGACACAAACGCTTATGTGATGCAATCTCTACGCATGACAAACGAAATGAACGAACTGGCCGGAATCAAAACCTACTCGGTGAACGAACTCCGCACGGTGGCTGCCGATGACCGGCACGCCGTCCGTGACGAAGCTCTGCGCCGCCACAACCTCGCTGCCAAGAAGCTCGCCAAGCTCCAGAAGGAGGTGGCCGAACTCGAAACCCTGCTCAAGGAGGTAATGTGAAACGCGAGCAAGTCTGGTGCGACCGATGCCACCGCGAATGTCAGCGGTGGCAAAATGTCGAAATCATCAAGGGGCGCGAGCCTGACCCGTCCGGCAATGGATACGTGCCAATCGTCGAGCGTCGAGACTACTGTGAATCGTGCCTGAACTTCTTTGTGACGTTCGCCTTCGAGAAAGGCGCGAGCGCAACGCTTGTATGAACAAAGCCGCGCAAACACTCGGACGGCTCGCCGCTGGCAAGCCGAAGAACTACACGGCGGCGGAACTCGCCCGGCGCAAGAAACGGCTGGCGGATGCCCGGCTGAAACGATGGAAGAAACCGGAGGCGTCCGATGCGCCACACTCAGACATCCGATCTCGACGGAGACGCCCAAGGCGCATTCGGTGCAGCGTCTGGTTCGCCGACGGTCGAATCACAATTTCGCGCAGATGACGTAAGAGTAACGTGTCCGCTCTTCCAAGCCAAGCGGACAAGCAAACTGTGAACAACCAGAAACATTAACGCGAGCCTGCCGTGGCCAACCGCTTTGGCTTCGGCGATGTGTTAGGCAGCATAAACTCTCAAATCTAAAAAATATGACTGAAACAACAAATAACCGCGATGATGCCAAAGACGCATCTCGCTACCGCTATCTTCGGCAACTCTCGTATCGCAATCGCACCGGAAGAAAATACACTGTCCAACTCCACTTTGAGGAGCCGCAAAATAGTGACTGGCCAGATCAACACGCATTTAATGACTTTGATTGTGCCGTGGACTCCGCGATGCTGCCTAACGCTCCGGATCAGCGACCGGAGCAAAAACCAAAGGTGTGAATATGCAAACCGAATCTCAAACTGCCGAGCGAACCGAAGGTTCGCTGCATCCGGATTGTTGTGCGCTGGCCGAGCGCCCAGGAAAGCGACGAAACATCGGCAGATGGCGTGAGAATCGCCTGCGCCGATTGGAGTTCGAGGCGCGCATGAACCGCGCAACACCCCGGCAACTGGCTCGAATCGCGCAACTCGAAGCGCACAACGATTGAGCTATGCCACAGCCGCGACACCACGACGACCGAATTGCCAACAGCCCAGCGGAGCGGCTGTTGGCATCAGCGAATGGTTCTGCCGCAGCGTCCAAGCCACCAAGACCGTTCTATACCGGAAATTGGCTGAAATGCTGCGACCGCTGCGAACACGCTGAACCCCACTACTGCCTGCTCTACTCTCGCCCAATGAAAAACATGGACGTAAAGAGATGCCGTGACTGGCAAGAGCGGCAGAACGACAAGCTCACCGACATCGCCACCCGATGACTCTCGAATCTCTAATGACGTGCGATGGCGATGTTCGGTGCAGCGATTTGTTGGGCCACGTCACTGTGATCTTCTGCGCGAAAGACTCGCTCTACAAATCGCTCGTGGCGGACTGCTACGATGCGGAGCGTAACGCGCTAACCTACACTGGAAACAATCCCGTGGTCGCTCATCCTCCCTGCCAACTGTGGGGCAAGATGGCGGTGATAAATCACAAGCGATGGGGCGGCGAACACAACAAGCCGGGAAATGATGGCGGCTGCTTCCGATTCGCGCTCGACACGGTGAACCGATGCGGCGGCGTGCTGGAACATCCCGCAGAAACCTACGCATGGACGAAACACGGGCTGCCACACCCAGGGCTGCAATGGACGCGATGGAAGCAAGGCTGGGTGTGTGAAGTCTGGCAATCGGCCTACGGGCATCGAGCACAAAAGCGGACGTGGCTCTACTGCTCTGGCACTGAAAAGCCACTACCGCCGAGATGGGAACGCCTCGACGGAACGCATCAAGTCGGCTTCCAAGACCAGCGCGGGAAAGCCCGAAACAAACCGACACTTTCAAAGCGTGAGGCAAACGCCACGCCTCCCGCGTTCGCGCATTACCTGCTCGAATTGGCGGCGACGTGCGCCAAGTGGCCCAACGGCCCGGATCAGGGACGCCGGGCCAGCGACTCTCGAACTCTATGAAACCTTCTCGAAAATCTGCGACGCTCAACCGGCGTTCTCCTGCATCCGGTTGTTATGCCGCTTTCATGAAATTCTCACACGGCGGCGAATGGAAACAATGCTCCGTGCCAATGAAACGCGGCCAAGCAAACCGATATGTCGGAATCCGCCGGAAAATGGACAAGCGATTCCCGACGCAAAAACTTTTCAGCGTCCAAAAACTGAAGCGGCATAACGCTCCAGATCAGCGATGAGTGCCGCCCCAACAACGCCCGAACTCGCCAGCAGCCCAGCGCGGCACTCATTCGCTGCATCTGGTGGTTCTCCATCGAACGATTCAACATCCAAACAGAAAGAAGAAATCTATGAGTTGGCACTTTTCGCGGGCGCTGGTGGCGGAATCCTTGGTGGCAAACTGCTTGGCTGGCGAACCGTCTGCGCCGTCGAAATCAATGAGTATGCAAGGCGCGTCCTCATCGCCAGACAAGATGACGGATGCCTGCAACCCTTCCCAATCTGGGATGATGTCACCACCTTTGACGGAAAACCTTGGCGTGGGCTGGTGGATGTCATCTCTGGCGGCTTCCCGTGCCAAGACATCAGCAGCGCGGGAAACGGCAAAGGACTTGACGGGGAACGGAGCGGCCTCTGGCGGGACATGGCGCGAATTGTTCGTGAGGTGCGACCCCGCTACGTCCTCGTGGAAAACTCACCTCTGCTTGTGGGTCGAGGACTTGCAACCGTCCTCTGTGACTTTGCCGGAATGGGGTATGATGCAATCTGGGGTGTGCTGGGAGCGCATCATGCCGGAGCGCCACACCGCCGAGAAAGGGCATGGCTTGTGGCCTACGCCGCGATGCACGGAAGCGGAGATGAAACCACGCGCACCAACCCCGGCACTGCTGGACGGAACGCGCTCGCACGGCTGGGACTTGTGCGAGGCTCTATGGGATGCGGCACTGACTCACAATCGGGAATGGCCTGGAATGGTAGCACCTGGCGAGATAACGGAGGGCGGGATGCCAAACCCCCAATTCTGGGAGTGGCTGATGGGATGGCCAATCGGGTGGACAGATGCCACGCAATCGGCAACGGACAAGTTCCGGCTGTGGTGCGAATGGCATGGCATACCCTCGGCGTGACAGAGATGGAGAACAATCATTAAACACAACCATTGTGCATTATTCACTTCAATCATTTCGCCGCAAGTCGCCTTGGCTAAACG